GTTCGCCGTAGTTCCACAACTCAGTTAACAGGTCGTGTATCTGTAACACGTGGTTCTAACGTTGTAACAGGTTCCGATACTGCATTCCTCTCGCAGGTAGATGTCAACGAGTACATCGTTATTCGTGGTCAGTCGCATAAGGTTATCCGCGTGGTTAACAATGATCAAATAATCATTCAGCCACAGTACAAGGGTATCACTGCTGCTAACATCATTCTGACTAAGACAATCGATACTAAGGCACAGCAAGGTGCTTGGAATATCGATAACTGTGACGGTACTGGTAAGTCTGGATTCATACTGGATATCACTAAGATCCAGATGGCCTATATGGACTACTCTTGGTACGGTGCAGGTAAGATCCGCTATGGATTCAAGGATCAGAATGGACACGTCAAGTACGTACACGAATTCAAGCACAACAACCGTCTAACGGAAGCATACTTCAGATCAGGTAACCTACCTGCTCGTTACGAGATTCAGAACGTCGGAATTCCAACTTACATTCCAAGTCTGTTCCACTGGGGTACTTCTGTTATCACCGATGGTCGATTTGACTCTGACAAAGCGTACCTCTTCACTGCATCTGGAAACCTACTTAAATTCACTAACGAAGTTTCACAGAACGCAACTACTCAGTCTAACTCCAATATCTACAGACAGTACGACTTGGGTGAAGGTTGGGCAAGAAACCAGAGGTTCTACATCAGATGTTACTTCCCAACTGGTGAAGCATCCAAGCTAACGCAGGGTACTACAGTGTATCAGGCAAGTGTAGCAAACGGATGGTACGTTGATGGTCGCGCTATCTACCGTTCTCGTGTTTCTGGAGGTAACCTAGAAGTTGACTTCCTATACATCGATTCCAACGGTAACACTACGTTCCAGTGGAACCAAGGTTATAGCATCATCAACTCCGCATTAGGCAACCCTGCAGTTCCTAACGGTACACAGTTCGCTGTTGGTGCACCAGCTGGTACAGACAACACCGTTCCTTCGCAGATACCTCTTGTATCAATTAGACTGTCACCTTCTGTTGACTCGTCTCTATCTGGTGGATTGGGTGAACGTGAAATTATCAACCGAATGCAGTTGCAGCTCAACTCTCTCGACGTTGTTAACACACACGAGTGCGAAGTAAAACTAGTACTGAACCCATCACTAAGTTCTGACACATACTTAGACGTGGCACCTCCGTCACTGTCTCAGTTGATCAAGCACACGAATGATGACACCTACGCAGGTGGACTTGAGATCTTCTCCTTCCGTGCTGCTGGTGGTGTTATTGACAACACGGGTAAGCGTGGTACAGGATCTACTTCTTACGATATTAGTTCTATCATTGAGATGGGTAACTCCATCCTTGGTGGTGACGGTATCTTCCCGAACGGACCTGACCTACTAACGGTTACCGCAGAACCTGTTGACTTGACGGGTGTTGATAACTCCAACCCATTCACCGTAACAGGACGTATTTCTTGGAGTGAGTCTCAGGCATAAACTTGACACTCTGGACAATGTAATATACAATAAGGGGGTTATAACACCCCCTTATTTGGTCTATAGATTCAATGGCAAATATGAACACCGAAGAACTAATCCTTAATTTTTCTTCACAGATGAAAGATCTGATGAAGGAAATTGCTGATTACGAACAGAAACTAAATACAGCAAAAGAACGTTATCTCAAACTTCAGGGTGCTGTGGAAGGTCTAAATATACTTCAAGACCAATCTGCTCCTGCACCTACTGAGGAAACAGTTTCAGAAGAACCTGTAGAACGTGAGCTACTCAACGAAAACTGAGTGGTATCACCACCCTTGGTATAAAAGGACAGAACACGAAAAGAAAGCTTTTGCCATATGGGGGAACTGGAAAGAGTTCCCCTTTTCTGTTGTGGACTTACCAATAGAATCGTGTGTTCCCTTTTTAAATGAAGAGAATATAATAACTGCTAAGTTTGAAGACGTAGCGTGGAAAGGAAAGCATTTATATCCTGCTCAATCATTTGATAGGTGTCCCTGTTGCTTTGGGAAACGTACTGATCCTGATATATCATATCCTCCTATCATAAGTAATATTAGTAATCCTTATAATGATAAATATCGTTGTATCGATGGAAAGCATCGAATAGCGAAAATGATTTCAATGGGTATGACTGAAAGTCGTTTCTACTACATTGAATTCCAAAAACTAAAGCCCTATTTCATCCTTTCCTAAATAACAAGGAAGGGTATTTTTGTGTTATGGCGGGACCGACCAGTAGAGCAGAATTACAAACATATTGTAAGAGACAGTTAGGTGAACCTGTACTGCAAATTAACGTTGCTCAAGAACAGATTGATGATCTAACTGATGATGCTCTGCAGAAGTTCGCAGAGTGGACTTACAATGGTGCTGAGAAGATGCTTCTTAAGCACGAGGTTACTGCTGATGATGTTACTCGGTTCGCATCTTCTAATCAGACAACTACCGTTGGTACTACTGATTGGATAGAAAGAGATAACTATATACAAATCCCCGATCACGTATACGGTATCAATCGTATATTTGGTATCAAGTCTAGTGGTATTAGAGGTAATCTATTTGGTATTGAATATCAAATCTTCTTGAATGATCTATATCATTTTGGAGCAATTGATATACTCAATTATTATATGACCAAGAGTTATCTGGAAACATTAGATTTCGTCTTGAATAATGGAACATTTATTCAATTCAGATTTAACCAGAGACAAGATAGACTATATCTAGATACTGCTGCAGAGGATATCAAAGCAGGTGAATTCATTATCATCGAGTGTTATAGGGCATTGGATCCTACAACATATACTCAGGTGTTTAATGATCCGTTTATGAAAAAATATCTCACAGCTCTCATTAAGAAGCAGTGGGGTGTCAACTTAACGAAGTACCAGAATATGACTCTACCTGGTGGGATAACTCTCAATGGAGAGAAGATCTATCAAGAGGCAATTCTGGAAATAGAAAAGATCGAGAGTCAGATACTTTCGACCTATGCAATTCCACCTCTTGACCTTATTGGATAATGCCTACAAGCACCTATTTCCCTGCCTTACACGGCGGTACTGCTGGTGAACAGGGTCTTATTCAAGACCTTGTAGATGAACAGATTAAGTTACTTGGGAGTGATGTTAAATACATTCCCCGTATAATGATTCAGGATCAAGTTCTGAATGACATTACTGTTTCTAAGTTTACCACGATATATACCATTGAGATGCTTCTACAAAACGTAGAGGGATTTGGTGGTGTCGGTGCTGAACTTGCTACAAAGTTTGGTTTAAGAATCACTGATGAGGCAACATTTATTGTCTCCCAGAATCGGTGGACAGAGGTCGATGCTGCTAATCCAGCTCTCCCAGATAGACCTACAGAGGGTGATATCATTCACTATCCTCTTACAGGTGACAACTACGAAATTAAATTCGTAGAAAAGGAAATGCCTTTCTTCCAACTTGGGAAGGTCTATTTCTATACCATCACTACAGAGTTGATGGAGCGTGGTAACACAATCTTCGACACTGGTGATGCTGCAGTTGATCAACTAGAAAGAGAAGCATATACCTTCCCAATTACCCTTATTAATGTAACGGGTACCTTTAGTGAAGGTGAAGAGTTTACTTCTAGTGGCGGTGGTGCAGGTACTGTAGTCTCCTTTGACTCTGGTACAGGTAAACTAGTTGTAGTTTATCCTACTGGTGGTTTCCAAGAAGGGGAAACTGTTACAGGACCAAATGGAACTGGAGAGATCCAATCCTTTACTACTGTTACTGTTGAAAGTGTCAACTATGATGACAACGCCATTATTGAATTCAAAGCAGATGATGTCATTGACTTCTCTGAGAGGAATCCATTTGGTGAAATTGGTAACAAGACAGGTAGCTTCTAATGTTAGAGTACTTTTATAACGGTACAATTCGTCGAACAGTTATTGCTTTTGGTACTATATTCAATAATATAGAACTGCGTGACTTTGATGAATCAGGTAATGAGTTAGAACGTTCTAAGGTTCCTCTGGCCTATGGTCCTAGAGATAAGTTCCTTGCACGTTTAGAAGATCTATCGGACATTGATAAGCAAGTCCAGATGACTCTTCCTCGTCTCTATTTTGAGATGACGAGTTATACTTACGACCCACAAAGGAAGACTAGTCCTATACAAGTTGTGTTGAAAAATGACGCTGCTACAGATGGTGTCAGAAAACAGTATATGCCCGTTCCCTACAACATAGGATTCGAGCTTGGCATATTAGCAAAATCCCAAGACGATGGTCTTGGTATATTAGAACAGATATTACCATACTTCCAACCATCTTTTAACCTTCCTATCAAGATGATTCCTGATATGGATGAGGTAAAAGATTGTCCTGTTGTACTCAACTCTGTTGATTATACAGACACGTATGATGGTAGTTTCTTACAACGTCGGTATCTTGAGTATCGATTGCAGTTCACTGTAAAGACTTACCTCTATGGTCCTGTTACCAATGTTGGGGTTATCAAGAAGTCTATTGCAGAAATTGGATCGCTTGGTGATACTACAAGACGCAAGGATGTCAGACGCACTTATACTCCTAAGGCACTGGAGGATAAGAACACAGATGGTGTTATTGATGCAGCAGATGATGCACTTGTTCAACCAGACGATAACTTTGGTTTCAATGAAGGATTTGAGTTCTTATGAGCAAACTAGATGATAATATGCAAAACCTTTTAGATCTCCCTGAGGAGGTTGCAGAGGTTACTGCGATAAAACCAAAGAGAGAACAGAAGGAAGACGTTACCCAAGATTATGAATATACTCGTGGGCAACTTTATAATTTAATTGATAAAGGTCAAGAAGCACTTAATGGTATTCTTGATGTAGCCGCATCATCGGATCATCCGAGAGCATATGAAGTTGCAGCATTAATGATAAAGAACGTAGCAGATACAACTGATAAGTTGATGAAGCTACAGAAAGACACTAAAGAAGTTAAAGAGGAAGGACCAAGCAAGGGGCCTTCTACTGTCAACAATACAATGTTTGTTGGTAGTACTGCTGAACTTGCAAAAATGCTAAAACAAGCGGAGGAATCTACTGATGGCTGAAGAAGTTAAAGAAGAGAAAAAGAAGAAAGGTTTTCTTGGTAAATTAAAAGAAGGTCTAGACGATAAGGAAGAACAGTTAGCAATTTTCTCCACATTCGTCAGATTGGGAGTATTAGTTTGGTCGGGAGGAATATTAACATTAAATTATGTTACATTCCCAGGACTAGAACAACAAAAGATCGACCCCACGTTCATAGCCTCGGTTTTCACGGGTGTTTTAGCTACCTTTGGGATCCAAACTGCATCTAAAAAAGGTGATGGAACTATGAAAATGGCTAATGGTGGAGCAGGTCAGATCTCAAAACAAGATTTAGAGAAGTTAATAGAAAAGGCAAGTCAAACTGCACCTGCACAGACCATAAGAATTGAACAGGCACCTATAGCAATTCAAGCACAACCACCTGAGGATCCTAAGAAGTATACAATGTGAGGTTATTATGAATAAGTGGATAGGTATTTCCCTAGGAACAGTCTTAGGGATATCCCATATTGGTATGATTGGTATGCTTTCAACGAGGAATGGTCTTCCTCCGTTGAATTTACCTGTCAGCGAGTTTACTACCTATGAGGTAGAAGCTAGTAAGAATGGGTACAGAATTAAATATCGTGCTAATGATCCTAAAGTGATGCGTGTGGAAAGGGATATTAAACGCAAAGGTGGCTTTCTGGGATTGGGTAACAACACGACTAGGACTACAGAAGAATACACGATGGATGGGTCTAAACACCTGGGAGGTGAAGAAGTCCCAAAGTTATCCGCAAAACAAATCGAGTGTATCGAGGCTCGAGGTGGTGGAAAACAAACAGGTAGGCTGGTCGGTAGTTCTGCTGGTGCTGCTGTTGCTCCTGCCATTAGTGGGATCCCTATTGTTGGCTGGTTGGCTGCTGGCTGGGTGACTATGTTTGGTGGTGACCAAGGTGCAGAGATAGGCGGTATAATGGCAGAAGATATAGTAAAAGCGTGTAGGGAGGAGGTGAAATAAATATTACAGAGTGATGTTACATATGGCACATCAAGAATCAATAAAATTTATTATTAGTCAAGATGGTACTGTGACCGAAGAGGTTATGGGCTGTAGTTCTGGTGCTTGCATAAATTTAACAACGTCTTTAGAAGAACGTCTTGGAGATCTTGAAAGACGAGAGTATAAACCAGAGTATTATCAACAACAAACCACGGTTACAGAGAATGTCACACTTCAGTCAGATTAAAACAAAATTAAAACATCGACCGCAATTGTTAGAAGCATTGGTGGATCTAGGATATCCTGTTGTTGAACAGGAACAGGTTATGGTCGTTTCGGATGCAGAACACGCTAAAGGTCATCCAGACGTTAATGTTAATTTCACTTGCTTAGACGGGTCTGTTGGTTTTAAATGGAACGGTGATACATTTGAAATGGTAACTGATGAACAGACTTGGGATAACTCAATTTCTATAGAATTCTTTCTAAAAAAACTTACACAGCAATATGCACTCCGAACTGTGGTAGACTCGGTGAAGGAGGAAGGGTTCCAAATTCAAGAACAAGTTGTTAACGAACAAGGTGCCGTAGAGATCGTTGTAACACGCTGGAGCTAAATAGATTCAGTGGTGCTGCGGGGTGTATTACGGATTGGGAATTAGAAAATCAGAACCTTAAATTGCAAGATATGATTATTGTTTACGAACAAGAAATCGAAAAATTGGATAAAGAGAATAAAATACTTCTTGAAGAGATCCAATTCTTGAGGATGCAGCTTGAGTATAAAACCTTAGGTTTCCCTCAGGAAGATGGCCTAAATAAGAAAGAGTAAATTTTTCGCTATGCAAAAAATCATCAACGTTATCGCACTTAGTGCGGGTGTAGTATCTCTAGCCGTGGTTGGTTTGGGTGGATACGTCTTTATCAGAAAAGATGCAATCATCGAAGATATTAAAGAGAAGGCAATGGAGTCAGTCCTAGGTGGTGGAATTGGTGGTGCTGGTCTTGGAATAGCACCTTCGTTACCATTAGGATCAAATGATTTAGCTCCACAACCTCAGATGGCACCTCCTGCTGGTCCAGTTCCTGGTGGAGAAAGAGCAATGGGAATGGGATCTCCGTTATAAATGGACTTACAAAAAATTGCTTCTACTGGTACAGCAATTGCTGTAGTAGGTACTGGTACTGTAGTCGGTGGGAATCATCTCATCGACCAACAGACTGGTGGTCCTCAGAAGAGAGAGGAAGCACAAATAGAAAAGATTAGACAAGTAGTAAGAGAAGAGATATATCTCCAATTGGTTGATGCCTGGCCACAGACTAGTGGTCCTGTCAAAGGTTTAAAAGTTCCAACGCAAAATTATAAGCAGGTGATACCTCAACCAAATGGACCCAATAACTAACATCCCGAATGTAACTGTAAAGAACTCTACCATTCCTCAGATTCAGGTTAATGGTACGGGAATTAAGTTTATTGGAACTACCCAGATAAGAAATAATACTATAAGACCTATAGGTACTAGAGAGATTGCTGATACTCGTATTTGGTTACGGGAACCAGTATCTACTGCTATACCACAGGCACCTCCTGTTACTGTTAACGCTGGTACACCTATCGTTAATATGCCTGGTTGCGTTAAGGTACATAAAGAGAACGCAAAGCGTCCAGAAAATAGAAATAAGATGTTGGTCAATGATGACCCTAAAGGCAACGTAGTACTGTGTGACGCTGGTGCTCCATACTTCACGGCACCTAACTATGATGCTAGATCATTGTCTTGGGAGACTATCTATGGAGACGCACCAGAGGTTGATAGTGGTGTAGATACTGGAGAACCACCTGCACCTGAAATAGACACTCCTGAACCTCCTGCAACACCTCCTCAAACAGCAGAGGATGTAGAATGTCCTCCACCTAATGCAAGACGTATTGGAGACCTGAATCAGGCAGGTACGGAGAAAGTAAAAGAATATAAACTAACCCCAGATGGTAAAATTTGCGAAACCATCTGGGAACCTATACCATTTGTAGAACAATATTTACCTTCTGCTGCTGTTGTTTCAACTACGGCTGGGATTGCTGCTGTGGCAACGACATCGGCCCTCCTAGCAAAGCCCCTTGCTGACCTTCTTCTGAAGGTGGTGAAACCTGTAATAAAGAAGGTGATTGCGAAGGTGAAAGAGAAAGTCCTAAGGCAGAAGCCGCCTGTTCTTTCGTTAAGGGAGCGTCTGATCCAGCAGCGTGAGAGGAATGAGGCTGCGAAGGCTGCTCGGAAGTTGAAAGGGAATTAGGTCTCTTCCATAGTGGTTGAGGCATCTTATGCTCGTGTGGTAGTATCTGACCACCAGGAGAAGTCACTACAACATCAGCACATATCGAATGATATGGTGATGCAGGGTGGAAAAATATGCCTTGCTTCTTGAGTTCACCACAATTTTTGAGACGTGCGATCTCGAAGTCTAATCGCTTGTTAGATGTTAACTGTACTTGATGTGCTATCTGTGCTGTTGCAGCTTCCTTACATCTGCGCTGCATACCTCTATTCAATGGTATCGAGAGCGTAGCAGAGAGACCTATATTGAAACTCTGGTTCGCCTTCATTTCTGTTCTAACTGGTTTGTGCCAAGTAGGTTCTAATGTTCCATTCTGTATTGCGTCTGGAACTCCATCTGGTGAATCTATTGGTACCTCTATCTGTATATCTTCTCCATCAGGGAACCATCTTACTTCTTGTCCAGCATCATTGGTGTAAGTTCTATCATCATACCAGTCTTCCCAAGGATAGTTCTTTACTGTGACTGTCTGGGTTACTGTTCTACCACCAAAATCACTGGTATTATATTGTGGTTGCATATACATATCCTCCCAAGGATGCTTCCTTGAGTCGGCGAATTGTATATACGGTGTCATATTGAGAGTCGTACCTTGACAAGATACCCCACCACCGTAGGTATTAGTTACGTATGGCCCCTGGAGCACCTGTATGGCTTGATTGGTTACTGAGCCTGAAGAGTTGGCGATTGGATTTGCAGTGGCACTTACGCCCCCAACACTTTCAGCCCAAGCAGCACCACCAGAAAGGAAAGTAGTACCACTAATGACAAACGCAGCTGCGGTTCTTGATATTTTTCTTCCATACCTACCTATTGCGTAAACGTTGAAGTTGTGTCTGTCACTGACGTTACGGTGGTGACTCTTTGGATGAGGGTCTGGTTGGTCATCCCTGGTCCTTGGTATGTCTGTGTGAACTGAAATGCCTCTCCAGGGTTGGTTATTGTGAACTGACTCTGGTTGTTGAAGTCCAAGTTGTCGAAGGATGAAGTTACTGCACCTGTTACGGCTCCTTCTCCTGTTCCCACAGTGGGAGAAACTTGTACTGTTGATGTATTCACATTGGGGTTGAGTGCTTCTCCGTCGTTGGAAACGCCTACCCCAGTCACGCTGTATTCCCATCCTGTTCTATAATCAATTGAATTTATGGTTTCAGTAATTGTACTTTCAGTCTCCGTGTGGCTCGTCATCGAGCCCTGTTGGAAGTTGGGGACCACTGGGACCGCCAATGCAGGTGCAACACCTACACTTGCAAAGACCACAGCAGTCGCATATTTGAGAATCCTCTTCTTCATTTTGCTCCCAAACCATTAGTCGATTTGCAGCTCGGTAACAAATTGTCCAGTAGCTGTAGTGCCAGCTCCACCAGCCGTTACGGTTAGAGCACCTTGCGAAGTTACAGTCCCAGCCAGGTTTCCAGCGGTTCCAGCAGCAGTCGATAATTGGTTGGAGTATGCTGAGACATCACCTACAG